ACTTGTTCCAACACGTCAGCTAACAGAAGTTATCAACCCACTTGCAAATGCAGATCGCCCATTTATTGACGCAATCTCACGTGGAACACTGCCAGATGCAGGTATGACTTTTGAAATTCCAAAGATTACAGCAGTCCCAACAGTTGCAGTTACAGCAGAAGCTGGCACACCATCAGAAACTAACATGGAAGATAGTTATCTTTCGATCAGTGTCCAGAAGTTCGCAGGCCAGCAATTATTTTCCACAGAAATTTTGGACCGCAGCTCTCCGGCGTTCTTTTCGGAACTTGTAAAGAACATGGAATACGCATACGCAAAGGCTACAGATGCTCGCGTTGCAACAGTAGTTGTAGGCGCAGCGACAGACGGCGGAAACCGCACAATGTCAGCAGCTAACCTTCTTGACTTCGTAGCAGATTCAGCTGTGTCAATCTACTCAGGCACACTTGGATTCGCACAAAACATCATCGTGTCTCCAGACCAATGGGGCGCAATCATGGGTCTTGTTGATTCAACAAACCGCGCAATTTACACAGCAGTATCTCCAGTAAACGCTGGTGGTAACGCTGCACCAACATCACTACGCGGAAACATCAACGGTTACAACCTATACGTAGATCGTAACCTTTCAGGCACAGGCGACGGAACAATCGTTGTTGTGAACCCAGATTCATACACTTGGTATGAGTCACCAACATTCAAGTTGGAAGCAGCAGTAATCGCTTCAGGTCAAATCAACGTGGCTTACTACGGCTACGGCGCAATCGCAACTAAGGTTGCAGCAGGCGCATACAAGTGGATGGTTGCATAACTAACACTTTGAAATAGTGTTGTAGGGGCTTTGTAGCCCTTAGCCCCTACAATTTTCATTAGAGAGGAAATCATGCCAGCAACATACGTAACCGAAGCGGAACTGCGCACAGTTCTAGGCATAGGCTCTCTCTACAGTTCCTCGGTTGTTGAAGAAGTTTGTCAAGCCGCTGAGAACATTATTAAAGGGCAACTTTGGTTTAACAATTATTACGCAGCTGCTCGAAGCCTGACTGACAATGTAGCAACACTTTATTTTCAAGAGCCACACGGAATGTATGTCGGCCAGAGCGTAACTATTACTAATGCCGGATCACCATTTTCTGGCACAAAGACAATTACTGAAATTAACGGTGCAACTCAAGTGTCTGCCCTTAACTACCAGAATTATTCCTTGACGGCTTATAACTATTCAATCAGCTACGCAGCAACAGGTTCTAATCAAGTGAAGAATCCTATTAGACCTACTGCAACAGTAGCGGCTGGCACAAACGTAGATTTTGCAACAGTTCCCGAAATTAGAGAAGCATCACTTTTGATTGCAGTAGACATCTACCAGTCAAGACAACTTTCAAATGCTGGTGGCGTATCACCAGATGGCTTTACACCTTCACCTTACCGTATGGGCAACACACTACTTGCTAGAGTTCGTGGTTTGATTGCGAATTACTTAAACCCAAATGGGCTAGTCGGATGACAGTTGCCGTCACAACTCTCCGTTCTACCATTGCAACGGCTTTAAGTAATCCAACGGTGTGGCAGGTATTTTCCTTTCCACCTGCCAGCCCGTTGGCCAACAGCGTGGTTGTAGAACCTGATGATCCTTATATTGTGCCAAGCAATAACCAGCATATAACTATTGCACCACTGGCTAACTTTAGAATTAAACTTTATCTGCCACTACTTGACAATCAAGGTTCACTTGCAAGCATGGAAGATTTTATTGTCGATGTCTTTACTAAATTAGCTGCGTCTACGCTAAACTATAACATTGGCTCTGTGTCTGGGGTATCGGTTGATACAACTGCCGGAGACCTTCTCACAACGGAAATCCGCGTGAGTATCTTAACGAGTTGGAGTTAATATGTCCGATCTAACACCTGAGGATTTGGCTTTCTTGAAGAAGATCGGTCAAATCAACACCACCCCAAAGGCAGCAGCCAAGAAAGACGAGGAATAAACAATGGCAATTTTTCTAAACAATAAGGTTGGCTTCAAGGTTGCAACCGTAGACCTATCAGATCACGTAACAGCCTTTTCACTAAGCCGCCAAAGAGATCAACTTGAAGTAACTGCAATGGGAGACACATCTCATAAGTTCGTAGCCGGACTTTCAGCTGATACCATCACAGTAACCTTCTTGAATGACACAGCAGCAGGATCAGTTCTTGCTACTTTGCAAGCTGCATACGGCACAACCGTAGCCTTCACAGCAATTCAAGATAAGTCAGCTGCAACATCAGCAACAAACGTGCTTTACTCAGGCACAATCCTTGTTGATAACCTAACAGACATTAACGGCGCAGTAGCAGATGAAGCGATGTTTGACATTACTTTTACATGCAACAGCGCAGTCTCAACAGCAACAACAGGCACATTCTAAACAACTAACAGAAAAGGGCTAACATGGCAAAGTTAAGAATAGTAAGAACGGATGGTAGTGATACCACCCACACAATCACACCAGCAATAGAAATTGCTTTTGAAGCGTATGCCAAGAAAGGTATGCACAAAGCCTTCCGTGAGGATGAGAAGCAAACCGATGTTTATTGGTTAGCCTGGGAATGTATCCGCAGATCGGGTGAAACCGTTAAGCCTTTTACTTCTCCAGACTTCATAGAATCTTTAGAGCGTGTGGAAGTTCTTGATGATGACCCCCTGGCTTAAGTAAGGAATCCCTGCACTATCTCATAGCACGTATGAGCCTAGAAACGGGGATTCCTGCACAATCCTTTATAGATATGGATGTGCGAATGTTTAAGACTTATTTAATGGCTATGAAGGATAGGACAAGGGAGATGAACAGTGGCAACAACTCAGCTACTAGGCGGTACTGAGTTACGCTCATCCCTACGCAAGTTTGAACCTGATTTAGCCAAAGAATTGCAAGTCGAAATGACTATGGCTTTGAAGCCAATCGTGCAAAAGGCTCGTGGGTTTATTCCTACCCAATCAACACCGCGCAACTGGAGAACTACTAACAAAGCCGGTAATTGGCCTGTGTATGATGCCAAGATTATGAAGCGTGGCATTGGATACAAAACAACTCCAACTAAGCCTAACCGTAGCGGCTTTTCTTATTTAGCAAGCATTAACAACAAGTCTGCCTCAGGTGCAATCTTTGAAACCGCTGGGCGTAAGAACCCTTATGGTCAGCCGTGGGTTGGCCCTAAAAAGGCTGTTGGACAAAGGAAATTCTCACACTCTAACAACCCTGATGCAGGCCGTAACTTCATCAGACAGCTGCCAGTTTTGTATGGCACTGGCAAATTCCGTGGTAGAGCAATTTATAAAGCCTGGTATCAAGATAACGGCAAGGCCAATGGCGCAGTCTTAAAAGCCATTCAAAATGCTGCCAATAAATTTAGAATGAAGGTAGGTTACTAATGGCCGTTACTAATTTGATGATCGGCATTGGTGCCGAATACAAAGGCCGTGGTGCTTTCAAGCAAGCCGAGACTGCTACCCAGAAACTTACTAAATCTGTCAGAAACCTAGCAGGTGCGTTTGGTATAGCCTTTGGAACTAGAGCAGTTGTTAATTTCGCTAAGGTATCCTTAAAAGCCTTCCAGGAGTCTGAGGCTCAACAACAGAGATTAGCCAGATTATTAGAAGTAACTAATGACGCAAGCAAAGAACAAATTGCCGTATTAACAAGGCAAGCAGATGCTTTGGAAAAACTTGGCGTTGTATCGGCTGGAAGCATTACACAAGTCCAATCACAGTTGGCAACTTTTGATCTCCAAATCCTTACAATCAACAAACTTACACCTGCCATCCTGGACTATGTAACAGCTGAGAAGGGTGCGGCGGCCACAGCAGATGACTTCAAGGCTGCAACTAATGGCTTGGCTCAGGCACTTAACGGTAACTTTGCATCACTAACCAAGACAGGCTTTGTCCTTGATGATGTAACAAAAGAACTTATCTCAACCGGAACCGAAGCCCAAAGAGCCGCTGCGATTGTCAAGGTTCTTGACTCAACATACAAAGGATTTAATAGAAGTCTCAGAGATACCCCAGCAGGGCAATTCCAGATACTTGCTAATGCAGCTGACGATGCCAGAGTAATTATTGGCGAAGGTTTAACAAAAGCCATAACACAGGCTTTTGGCGGCGGTGAAATTGACGAAGCTACAAAGACACTTAAAGACATGTCGCAAGTAGTTTCTGACATTATCCAAGGACTTGGAACCATGGTTGGATGGGTAGTTAAACTCGGCAAATGGAGCGCAGCAAATTCCAATAAAGCTATTGCTGCAAGATCAGCCACGGCCAATACACCTTTTGATCCTATGGCTATGAAAGCCCCAGATTTAACTCCTGGGTTTATGGCACTTGTTAAGGCACAACAAAAGGCTGACGCTTTAGCAGTCAAGCGTCAAAAGGAAAGAACTGCTCAACTTAAAAAGCAAACAAAAGAGCAGAAGGAACAAGCAGCCCTAGCCAAAGCAAAGGCTGTATTGGACAAAACCGACACTTTGTTTAACATGGATTTAATCCAGAACACAGCCGCGCTTATGGGTAAAATTACTGAGGATGAATCTTTGCGCCTAAGATTGCAACAAGCAATCCTTTTGGGCAATGCAGATGCAGCTGGCGGTCTAGCCCAACAGTTGTTATCTTCCCAAATTGCCGCCATGAAATTATCTTCAACCAATCCTTTGGGTGGTTTTACAGATTCTATGCAAGCGGCATTACAGGCTGCTAGACAATTAAGAAATGAACTAGCCATGTTGGGTGCTGCTAAAGTTCCAGTTCCAGACCCAGT